ACTCGTACTGCACTAGAAACAGCTTTAAGCGGTATTGCCGCTAACGTTTACAATTCTGTACCTGAGTCTGTTATTCCACCGGCTATCGTTATTGTGCCGGACAGCCCGTACATTGAGTTTGAAACAATAAGCAAATCTGTTATTAGGTGCAAACTTAATTTTACTATTACCGTTGCAGTCGCTTATTACAGCAACGAAGCAGCCCTAGACAACCTAGAAACGCTGCTACTATCGGTCTTAGCAGCTCTGCCTGCTAATTATGTAGTTGGGGCAGTTGATCGCCCTTCAATTACGCAAGTCGGTGCGAGTGACTTACTCGTTGCTGACTTTAATGTATCAACCTACTACACAAACTAGGAACAAATATGGCAACAACAGTAATCACAGGCAGGGACGTATCTTTATCTTTCTCGGGATCTTTGGGAACCGATATTGACGCACAAGCTACATCCGCCGTTTTAACAAAAACAAACGATCGTCAGACATACCAAACTCTTGACGGCGAAGCCTACAAAACCACAAACGTCGAAGCTGAGTTTGCATTAGAGATTTTGGCAGACTGGGGCAAGACAAGCTCAGTATGTGAAGCACTTTGGACAGCAGCAGAATCACCCGACAATACCTTTACCGTAACTATGACAGCAGCAACAGGCGCAGTTTTTGCGTTTGACTGCCTACCAGAGTTTCCAAGTGCAGGTGGCGCTGGAACCGACGCGCAGACAGTATCCTTTACCTTTAAGGTATCTAAAGGCGCAGTAACAGAAACCTTTAGCTAAACAAAAACAATCGGGAGAACACAATGAAATTAAATATTAAAATAACTACAAACTCAGGTGATGTGGCTACTTATGTAGCTGCACCCCCTGAGTGGCGCAAGTGGGAATTAGAAACTGGTCAAAAGATTAGTAAAGATCCTTCACTAGGTATTAGCGATCTTATGTTTTTGGCTTATCACGCTATGAAGCGAGAGAATCCAAACAAGGCAGCGCTAAGCCTAGACAATTGGTGTGCCACGGTTGCAGATATTGAGATAGAGGATACAAAACTAAACCCCACCCAAGCGGTAGCCTCGGACGACTAATAGTTGAACTTGCTATCGCAACACAAATACCAATGCAGTATTGGGATAATGCAGAGGATATTTTAACAGCACTAGAGATATTAAAGGAGCGTAATGGCTGACGTCAAAGTTGAATACAACAAAGCCGACCTACGCCAAATCCTTAAATCTTTTAAGGCTATGGACGACGAAGCAGTAGATCAATCTAAAAAATTATCGGGTGAACTTGCTCAATATGCTGCTGATCAAATTAAAGCTGCTGCAAGACGTAACAGCAAATACCCTAACGGATCTATTAAAGTCGCTGACGGTGTTCGTATTGCTAAATCAAGTAAGATCGGTGAGTTTAAGTATGGCTTTGCTAGTCAAAAATTAAGCGGTGGTGGTAACACTCAAGATATTCTTTATGGCTTAGAGTTTGGGTCTAGGCGATACAAACAATTCCCTGGACGATCACCAAATAAAGGTCGTGGTAATGCTGGATATTTTATTTATCCAACACTAAGACAAGAGCAGCCTGAACTTATTGAAAAATGGGAAAAAGGCTTTGAAAAAATATTGGATAGGTTCTAATGGCAGGCAATCGTACTCTTAAACTATCTATCCTTGCTGATACAGATGATTTAGTTAAAGGCTTAAAAAAAGCCGAAAACGAAACTGGTAACTCAGGCAATCGCATTGGTGATACTTTTAAGAAGGTCGGTGCTGCCGCTGCTGCTGCCGGTATTGCCGCTGCTGCCTTTGCAGTTAAGTTAGGCATAGACGCTACTAGAGCTGCTAGTGACTTCAGCGAAACCTTGGCCAAAACAAACGTACTCTTTGGCCAAGGTAGTGTCGCAGTACAAAAGTTTGCAGACACCGCTGCTGCACAATTTGGTCAAAGTAAGCAACAAGCTTTAGACGCGTCAGCTACCTTTGCAACCTTTGGTAGAGCTGCTGGTTTAGCAGGTGAGGAATTAGTAACCTTCTCTACTGACTTTGTCGGTTTAGCGTCTGATCTTGCTTCCTTTAATAACACAACTCCTGAGCAAGCCATTAACGCTATTGGATCTGCCTTGCGTGGAGAAGCCGAGCCACTTCGTCAGTTTGGTGTATTGCTAGACGACGCAACCTTGCGTAACGCAGCATTAGAACTTGGTTTAATCAGCACTACTAAAAATGCTTTGACTCCACAACAAAAAGTATTAGCAGCTCAAAAAGTTATTTACGAACAGACAAGCGCTGCCCAGGGTGACTTTGCTAGAACATCAGACGGACTTGCAAACCAGCAAAGAATACTTACTGCTGAGTTAGAAAACACAAAGATAGAAATTGGCGAGCAATTATTACCAGTAGCAGTCGATCTATTTAGATTTTTTAACGAGAGTTTAGTACCAATCATACGAACTGAATTAGTACCTAGAGTAAAAGACTTCATACAAAGTCTTAAAGATACTAGCGTAGAAATTACAAATTATTCTATTAAAAATGTAAATGCTCTTAAAAAAAGTTTTGAGGAACTTACAATTAGACTAGGTTTTGCTTCTGACGCAACTAGAAAACAAAATGAAATTGCAGTTTTGTTAAAGAATGTTTTTAAAGAGATTAGCTTAGCTACATTAAATGCTCCCATTGTATTTTTTAGAGCAGTATTAGAATTAATAAACTTAATAGTTAAGGCTATGCAAGCTCTTGTATTAATTGTACGCGGAGATTTGGGAGCAGCCTTTAGAGTGTTTACTAATGATAACAAAGCTGCTACTGAAAGTTTAGAAAATCAATACAGAGCCTTAAATAATGTTAATAACGGATTAGCAAACCAATACAGAGAACTAAGAAATATTAACAGCATTAAACCCGACGCAAGTTTTATTGGTGGTGGGAACATTAGTATTCCAGGTGGCGGAACTAGCGTAGGTACTGGTGGCACTACAAAAACACCAAGTATTAGAGGTTTAAGTGGAGAAACATTGGAACAACTTAAATCCGACTTGCAGTTAATTAGTCAATTTGGTGGAATTATCGAAGGTGTTAACGAAAAGTTTGGCGATCCATTTTTTAAGTTTGGAAAAGGTTTTAACGTTGGCGAGTCTATTAGGACTGGCATACCCGTATCAACACGCCCACAACCTTCAATAGTAAACGTAAACGTAACAGGCAATTTAATAGATCCAGCAGGAGCAGCTAGAGCAATAGCAGATTTATTAAAAACCGAAGGGGCACGTAACGGCACCCTACCATTAGTATCAGAGTTTATTGCCCAATAATGCCAGCTTACACACCTAACCCAATAGTCTTAATTGACGGTGTTGCTTACACAGGCGACACGCTTAATGGCGTTAGCATTATTACTGGACGCACTAGCGTAGATGAACAACCACGCGCGGGATATTGCACAATCAATTTAATTACGTTTGATAATGACAGTCCCGTAATTGAATTAGATCATTCGGTACAAATAGAAATAGACGACACGACTGGATCGCCAACTATTATCTTTGCTGGATTTGTATCTGATGTTAACCGTTTTGTTCAATCTTACGGTTCAGTTGGTTTTGCAACTACTACAACTATTACAGGTGTTGGATCATTAGCCAGGCTTAATAGACGTTTAGTTGGTAGTACAGGTTTTGCTAAAGAGTTTGACGGCACGCGTATTTTTAACATTATTCAAGAATCAACAGCTGAGCGCTGGGAAGATACTCCGGCAGGCGTTACCTGGGCAACAGTAGATCCTTCATTGACTTGGGCGACTTACAATCCTTATTTGGGTGATATTGACGTTCCTGGAGCTTATGAGTTAGTTGCATATTCAAGCGGTGCAGCAAACGCTTTGACTTTAACTGGTTTTGCAGCTAATAGCGCTAGAGGCGTATTGTATGAAGGGCGTGACGGCAGGCTCAATTATGATGACGTAAATTTTAGAATTAACGAAGTAGTTAATAATGGATACACAACTATTCCAAGTGACGTAATACTAGCGAGTAACTTATCAAGCATTGAACGTTTATCTGATTTAGCTAATGATGTAACAGTATCTTACAAGAACGGTCAAACCGAAACTGGAACATCAGCATATTCAATTAGCGAATATGGTCAGTTAGCAGTAAGCATAAGCACAATTTTAGAACACGATTACGACGCTGAAACTATTGTTGATTATTATTTGATTACTCGAGATACCCCTAGACGATCTTTAAGCAGTATCACAATCCCATTACAGCTATCTAATATGACTGATCTGTTGCGCGACGATTTAATCCTGGTTTACAACGGTATGCCATTATCAATAAATCCGCCTGACACTATTTACAACGGTAATTTTAATGGCTTTGTTGAAGGCATAAATTGGAAAATAAATCAAAATGAAGTGTTTTTAACGCTTTATCTGACAGAATACGCGCTTAGCGTAGTAGCACAGAATTGGAATCAGGTTTCGCCTTTAGAGGCTTGGAATACGGTTTCAGGTACACTAGACTGGGTAAACGCCCGAGTCGTAGCATAAGGAGCAATAATGGCAACAACACCTAATTACAGCTGGGTAATGCCTGATCCTACCGACTTGGTTACGGATCTACCAGCTGACTTTGAAATCTTTGGTGACGCAGTAGACGCGTCAGTATTTGAGGTGGAAACTCAAGTAGAATTAAATAACCAAACTGGCACGACTTACACTTTAGTAAGTGCTGATCGGGGCAAGTTAGTATCTCTTACAAACGCTAGTGCAATTACGTTGACTATTCCAACAAACGCTACAACTGCCTTTCCTACTGGCACACGCATAGATATTATTCAAACTGGCGCTGGACAGGTAACTGTTGGTGGTGCAGGGGTAACAATTAACAGCAAGTTAAGCAATAAAAAATTAACAGGTCAAGGATCAGCAGCTTCTTTAATTAAGTTTGCTACTGATACTTGGTGGTTGGTAGGCGATTTAAGTGCTTAGATTTATTGGTATTAACAACCAAGCAGCACCTTTAATAGCACCTAGTGCAGTAGATTATTTAGTAGTCGCAGGGGCAGGTGGCGGTGGTCGCCTTGGTGGCGGTGGCGGAGCTGGCGGTTTTAAGACTGCAACAGCTTTAGCAGTTAGCACAGGAGTTAATTACACAGTCACAATTGGTGCGGGTGGTGCAGGTTCAACTAATCGAGCCAATAAAGGCAGTAACGGTAGTAACTCAGTTTTTAGCAGCATAACTTCAACTGGTGGCGGTGGCGCTGGAAGTTTTAGCAATATTAACGGTGCCAATGGGGGATCTGGTGGCGGTTGCAGTTCTAACGGATCGACTAACGGTTTAGGTGGCTCAGGTACAGGTACTGAAGGCAAAGATGCTGGAAATGGTGGAAGTGCATTTTCTGAGGCTGGTTCAGGCGGTGGCGGACATACTAGCAACGGCGCAAGCATAACTGTTACGACAGTTGGTGCTAATGGCGGATCAGGCACATCTAATTCTTATTCAGGCAGCGCAGTTACTTATGCTGCTGGCGCTGGTGGCGGTGGAAACACCGCTGGAAATGGCACAACAAACGTTTCAGGTAACGGCGCAACAGGCAACGCAAATGGTGAAAATGGCACAGCAAATCGTGGCGGTGGTGGCGGTGGATCACGAGATTCAGGCGGCACAGGTGGTAACGGTGGAAACGGATCATCAGGTATTGTAATTATTCGTTATGATAATACTTTTAAACCATTGTCAGTTGGCGCTGGTTTAACTTACACAGAAACAAATACAGGTGGCAAATTGGTTTATGAGTTTACAGCTGGTACT